CAAAGCTTTTGAAGACAAAGGTCTTTCAGAAGATGATGCCTTAATGAATGCACGACTAGCAAGAATCCTTACCTGTACTGACTATGACCCAATCGAACACACCGTCATTCCTTGGACCCCCGCCGCCGATTATCGAGCTGACAGTTGAGCAGTCATTCAAGCTGCGACGACTAGAAGATCTTTTACCGGAGGCAGGTAAGGACGACATCATCACATTATTTATGGCGTTACAACGTCAGAACTTTGCTTTAGCTAACACCGTATCCAACCTAGTAAAACTATGGCCAACTCACCTGCCTACTACACCAGAGGCACCATCGAATGCTGGGACTTCATAAGAGATCAGCAACTTAACTACCATCTTGGCTGTGCTGTGAAGTACATTTGCCGTGCTGGTCACAAAGAAAACAAACACTTAGATCTTGTTAAAGCAATCCACTACTTAGAGAATGAATTATACAACACACCAAACGTTAATGGATCAGGCGGAGCAATTCCGAGCAGCCTACAATCTTACGACGAATGGGAATCAGAAGTTGACTCAAAAATCATTGATTGATGAAGAGTGGAGTGAGTTTCATGAAGCATTCCATTTAAAGGATGAGTGTGAACAACTTAAAGAGTTAGCTGACTTGGTGTATGTCTGCTTTCAAATGGCTGCATCTCAAGAGTGGGATCTAGATGAAGCCATGCGTCGTGTACACAAATCAAATATGTCAAAGCTAGGAGAAGACGGTAAGCCCATTTACAGAGCTGATGGCAAGGTTCTTAAAGGACCAAACTATGCACCACCATTTTTGAATGACTTAATTTAATGACTAATTTAATATCCCGCACAGGCCGGGTACAATCTTGGATTGATGATCCAACAGGACGGCTTCCTGTCAGCTGCACAGTATTTGTAGTTGATAATGAAATGGAAGGTCCAAATGGTATTGAGGCTAGCTGGAGGTTTGCTTCACATGCTCTTAGATACGGTGCAGGTTGTGCTATTCACTTAGACAATCTTGACCCTAAAGGTCATCAGCGACCGTCAGGTGTTACTGCGTCTGGCCCCGTAAGCTTTGGTAAAATTTATAGTACCTTAAATGAAATACTACGTAGAGGTGGTGTTTACAAGAACGGTGCGATTGTTCTTCATATTTCGCTCAATCATGCCGATGCTCTTGACTTTATTACTACTCCTAGATCGGAACTACCTTGGGTCAAACGATGCATCAACATCACTGAAGAGTGGTGGCAGGATTGTACGTTTAAGGAAGAGCTTCTTCATGGAATCAAGTCCGGTGACATCTGGCTAAACAAAGTTAAGTATGACAATGAAGGAAACAGAATCAGAGGCAATGTATGCCTGGAAGTTTACCTGCCCTCACGCGGAACTTGCTTGCTTCAGCACGTCAATCTATCTGCCTGTGAGTTCGGGAATATCACGAGAGCTTTTGCTGAAGGTATGTCCGAATTGTGTGCCCTCCACGCTGCAACTGGCATTGGCGATAGCGGAGAATACCTCTCACCAGATGTTGACAGACAAGTCGGACTTGGAATGCTTGGACTTGCCAACCTGCTACGAAGGTACGGCATAACTTATAGGCAATTTGGTAATGCTTTGAGTCAATACAATCGTGGTGAAATCGTGCGTACACCAGCCTTTGAGTTGGTGTCTGAGATTGCTTCGGGTGTTGAAGGAGCTGCAGCAATTGCAAGGGAATATAATATGGTCCGTGCTTTTGCTATTGCACCGACTGCATCGTGTAGCTATAGGTCAAGAGATCTAGATGGCTTCACTGCAACACCAGAGATTGCACCGCCGATCAGCAGAACCGTTGATCGTGATAGCGGTACATTTGGTGTACAAACATATAACTATGGCGATGTAGAAATTGCTTCAGAAGTTGGCTGGGATGCTTATAAGCAAGTGGCTGACGGAATGATGACATTACTTGATCGCACAGGACTTCTTCACGGTTATAGCTTCAACTCTTGGAGTGATGTAGTGACCTACGACAATGCGTTCGTGGAAGAGTGGCTTCGGTCTCCACAAACCTCTCTATATTATTCATTACAAGTAATGAGTGATACACAAGATAAGACTGATGCATATGCTGCACTTGATGCAGAAGATGTCGAGAATTATTTAGAGGATATTTTAACCAATGAACTTACATGTGACTGTCAAGAATGAACCCTTACGAGAAACTACTAAACAGAAAAAGGAAATGGACACCAGTTCAGACGACTGCCGGATTATGCAGGGAAGGGGCGGAAGAGACGGTACTCCGTGCTCTTGCGTTGCGACACATGGAACTACCTGTGGGAGATTTTATCCGTGATGGACTGGCTACCGACGTACCAAAACTATCGCGGGAGTTACTGGAATCCAACATCACCGACGAGATCAATCACGACCTGGCACTTGGTTACATTGCCAATTCTTACGGGGTTGACGAAAAAGCTGAATCGGAAGCTATCAAACTCAGGGAAGCTTGGACTTCGCATCCTGATCACACAATCCTCAAAGCGATGGTTGCCGAGCGTGCGATCTTCTTCGTTCTTCTACCATTCATGCGCGCTAATGGTGACGCTGGAATGCGAACGGTTAGTGCAGATATAAGTAGAGATGAGCAAATTCACGTTGCTGCCAATAGTCTTGTTTGTCGGGAGCTGGGGCTTGATATCAGCCCTAGTCTTGATAAACTCCGTAAGGCAACTATCAATTGGGTGATGCAACCCTTAGGTATTAATACTACTGATAAATATTTGGATAAAAAATTTTGGCTTGATTCTAGTGATCGCTTGATGTACGAAGGTAAAGCTCCTGAGCTTTCTTTTACCAAGTCGGCACGGATGCCAGCATTCTTTGAACATAGTAATGTCAACCTCCCTCAATATGCTTGAGACCGTGGGCATGCAAGCTCGCGGTTTAGTACATCAATTAGAAGAAGCTTTTCCACCAGTGAATCCTTCGCCAGAAGATTCGCATTCAAAAATTATGTTTCGATCTGGACAGCGTGATGTCGTTGAATGGGTCATTAAATACATGGAAGAAAACTAAACTAATTTAATAGTAATGAATACTAGTTACGGCGCCTCAAATCTTTTTGGCCACCAAGATTATTATCAAGCTCTTAATTCAGGGATGAGTAATCAACAGATTCTCTCCTGGATTAATAGCAATATGGGTCAACTCTCTAAGGGTCCAAAGAATCAGCCAGGTGGTGGTGGTCTTTACGATGAAATTCAAGCAGCTGTTCAGCAAGATCAGCGGCTTGCTGCAGATAAAGCGGCTAAACAGCAGCAACTACAGCAGCAACAGGCTGCAATGGCTCAGCTACAGCAAAGTTTCGATGCGCGTATGGCAGCTGTCAACGCTCAAATGTTGGAACAGCAGCAATCATATTCATCAACTTTGGCTGAACAGACAGCTAAGTTTAATGCCACTCAACAGGCACAACAGGCTCAATATGCAACTGATCTGAGAAGCATGCAAGATTCATTCTCTCAGAAGTATTCTCAGCAGAATCAGTTGTATGCAGGTAACCTTGCTGCTGTAAGAAATGAACTTACTGCACGTCAGGAGAAGCAGGCAGAGAAGTATGCTGCCAATATTCTGAATATGCAGAATACATATAATACTAATCGGCTAGCACAAGAGCAGAAATATAATGATAATATATTGAATATGCAGAACACCTTTAAGGAGCAGCAGAAACAGCTCAAAGATACATTAAATGCCAAGGCTAATCCTCATACAAGGCAAACTCAAGTTGGTGTACAAGCACCTGATGCAAAGGATAAAGCCGGTGCTGCGAAGCTTCAGGCTAGAGGAACCAAAGGTTCGTTTAACAGAGCAGGACTACGCATTCAAGGCCTTAATATTTAAATTAAATGTCAGCAAGAACAAGGTATGACTATTTAGCTAGCGATCGTTCCCAATTCCTAGAAGAAGCACGGCAAGCATCAGAGCTTACCCTTCCATATTTAATCCGTGGACATGAAGAATACATGTCAGGTATGAAACAACTCAAAACTCCTTACCAATCAGTTGGTGCAAAAGGTTGTGTGACATTAGCAAGTAAGCTGATGTTGGCATTGTTACCTGTACAGACTAGTTTCTTCAAGTTACAACTAGACGAAAGCCAACTCGGTGAGGAGTTTCCTCCTGAGATGAAATCAGAACTTGATCTCTCTTTTGCAAAAGTAGAACGAATCATTCTCGAATCTATCTCTGCATCTGATGATCGTGTTGCTGTCCACCAAGCACTACTACATCTTGTAGTTGCTGGTAATGCTCTTGTCTATATGAGTAAGAATGGTCTTAAGGTATATCCTCTGAATCGTTATGTCGTCGAACGGGATGGTAACGGTCAAGTAATTGAAATAGTCACTAAAGAACGCATTGCAAAACAACTCATCCAGAATCAATTACCTAAAGAACTTTTAGATAAAGATCCGCCTGGTGATGAGTCTTCATATGATGATGACGTAGATGTGTACACACATATCAAGCGTGACAATAATCGGTTTGTATGGCACCAAGAAGTTAATGGTGCTGTACTGAAAGATTCAAAAGGCAAGGCTCCAGTCAACATCAATCCTTGGATCCCGCTACGGTTTAATACTGTTGATGGTGAAGGCTACGGTCGTGGAAGAGTAGGTCAATTCATTGGTGATTTGAAGTCACTTGAAGGACTTTCTCAGGCATTGGTAGAAGGCTCTGCAGCGGCTGCAAAAGTAGTCTTTACATTATCTCCTTCAAGTACTACTAAGCCTTCTACGCTGGCTTCAGCAGGCAATGGAGCAATCATTTCAGGTCGTCCTGATGATGTAGGAGTTATCCAAGTTGGAAAGACTGCTGACTTTAGGACTGCATATGAGATGGCAGGTACATTGGAGCGAAGATTAAGCGAAGCTTTCTTAGTTCTAAATATTCGTCAGTCTGAAAGGACTACAGCTGAAGAGGTTCGTATGACTCAGTTTGAGTTGGAATCCCAGCTTGGTGGATTGTTTTCTTTACTTACTGTTGACTTCCTAGTGCCGTATCTTAATCGGAAACTAGCTGATGCTCAACGTAAAGGTGAGATCCCTAAGATCCCTAAGAACATTATCAAGCCTACAATTGTTGCAGGTATTAATGCTTTAGGTCGTGGTCAAGACAGAGAAAGTCTTGGTCAATTCCTGACGGTACTTGCTCAAACACTAGGTCCACAAGCCATTGCCCAATTCATCAATACTGATGAGGTGATCAAGCGTCTTGCAGCAGCACAAGGTATTGATGTACTTAATCTTGTACGTTCCATGCAGGAAGTTAAGCAAGAGCAGCAACAGATGCAGGAACAAGCAATGCAGATGCAGCAACAACAGATGCAAATCGATGCAATGAAGACTCCTCAAATGGACCCTTCTAAAAATGGAGAGTTGCAAGCACAGGAAATGGCAATGGCTCAACAACAACAATAACCACCACTTTAAATAAGTAATATATGGCAGAAGTAATGTCTATGCTTTCTGACGAGAATAGTCAGGGAGAACTAAATGCAGATGAACAAGAGTCTCTGCAGATTGGAGAAGAGATGGAACAGCAGCAAGAAACTATGCTTGCTGGTAAGTACAAAAATGCTGAGGAGCTTGAAGCTGCTTATATCTCACTCCAGAAAAAACTGGGTAACCCTAAAGAACGGGAAGCACCAGAAGAGCCCACACCTACTGAAGAGCCTGAAGACAAAGCAGAGGAGCAGGAGCCCGAAGAGTCATCTACGGATCCCACTTTATTTGATCGTCTTTATGAAGAGTCTCAAAATGAATTTACTGATGAAACTCTAAGAGAACTTGCCCAATCTAATCCACAAGATTTGGCAAAGATGTACCTTGACTTTAGGTATAAAAATACACAACAAAAACCAGAGCTTAGTGATAGCGATGTCTCGACTCTTAAGCGTTCTGTTGGTGGTGATAAAGCCTACAATGAAATGCTGGAGTGGGCTGGTCAGAATTTAAGTGAATCTGAGATCAGTATGTATGACTCAGTAATGGAATCTGGTAGTGCTGGTGCTGCATACTTTGCTATGCAGGCTTTGAACTATCAGTTTAAAGATTCTGTTGGTGTTGATGGCAATCTACTACAAGGTAAGGCCTCGACAAGTAATAAGCAAGGTTTCAAGAGTCAAGCGGAAGTGGTCTCTGCAATGCAAGATCCACGATATGACCGTGATCCTGCCTATCGCCAAGAGGTGATGGCAAAGCTTGAAAATTCAAACGTTAATTTCTAAACAAACCTTTTAATTTATAATGAAAAAAATTATTGCTATTCTCTCTGCCGCTGCATTGGCAACTCCAGCTGTAGCTGGTCCTTATGTCAACGTAGAAAACAACGCTGGTTTCAGCGGTTCTAATTTCGGTGGACATGTTACTGACTTTCATATCGGATACGAAAGTGGTAATGATGTCAGTTCTTATTACGTCCAAGCCGGTCCCACGATCTTTGCACCCGATGGCGGTGAGCAAGAAACCAAGCTGACTGGCAAATTTGGTGGTTCATTTAAAGCTACTGAGCGTGTATCAGTTTACGGTGAGCTGTCTGCAGCGTTCGATGACGTAAACAGCTACGGAACAAAAGTAGGAGTGAAATATAACTTCTGATGGATAAAGGATTGTATGCGAATATCCACGCCAAAAAGAAGCGTATTGCTGGAGGCAGTGGAGAGAAGATGCGTAAGCCTGGAGCCAAAGGTGCTCCTACCGCAGCCAATTTTAAACGTGCAGCAAAGACAGCAAAGAAACCTTCCTCTAAAAAATACTGATGCATAAAAAGAAAGTAGACCAAAAGGCATTCGATAGTAACTTTACTGCTCAATCTATGGATATTGGGCCAGGTCATAAGGGCGCACAGCGTGGCAAAAAGATCTATGACAAAGGTAAGAGTACTGATAACAAGCATGAACGTGATACCTTCCTGAAGAAGACTGGACCTCAGCTACCGCCACTAGCTAAGAAAAAATCTAAAAAGAAATATGGTTAAGTGGGGACTCATATTTGTTTTGTCTCTATGTATCTTTATAGAAGTAAAACATTATCTCTACTGGCAGTTTAAAGAGCCCCCTCAGAGGCTTGATAATATCTGATTTTTCCTTGAAAACTCCCAAGGAATGGTTACGGACTTAGGACTGGAAAAACCTAAGGTCTGGCTTTGGAGCACCTCAGAGTAGGACTCCATTGCTATTGGCTTCGGCCCCTTACGAGGGATACCCTTAGTCGTCTAGACGGTGGGATAGACCACAATACAATTGAATATTACTCAAAGATCTTTGAGAGTCGTACATAATTAACTCTCTAACTTAAATGGCACAACAATCTTCAGACCTGACAACCAGTTTGGTTAATCTAGGTCAATCTAATCTTGCTGGTGATAAGCGAGCTTTGTATTTAAAGCTCTTCTCTGGTGAGATGTTCAAGGGCTTCCAACACAATACGATCGCTCGCGATCTTGTGATGAAGCGTACACTAAAGAACGGCAAGTCATTGCAGTTCATTTATACTGGCCGTACCAAGGCTGAGTATCACACCCCAGGAAATGCAATCCTCGGTAACTCCGACGGTGCGCCTCCTGTGGCAGAGAAGACCGTCACGGTTGACGACCTGCTGATTAGTTCAGCCTTCGTTTATGACCTTGACGAAACTCTTTCTCACTACGATCTGCGTTCGGAAATCAGCCGCAAGATCGGCTACGCCCTCGCAGAAAAGTATGACCGCTTGATCTTCCGTGCAGTTGCTCGTGGTGCTCGTGCAGCATCCCCAGTAAGTGCAACCGGCTTCGTTGAGCCTGGTGGTACT